CCCTGCCGCATCGCAGGATCTCGTGTCGCTCGAAGACATGAAGATGAAGCTCGGCATTCCTGACACCGACACGTCGAAGGATTTCCTGCTGCAGGAGCTGATTAGCAACGTGTCGGAAACGATCGCGATGATGTGCAATCGCGTGTTCGCTTACGAGGAAGTGGACGAGACGTTCTATCAGCTGGAGGACTCCCCGAACCGGCCGACCCAGCGGCTGTATCTCTCGCGCTGGCCCGTCGCTCTCGCTGACATCACGTCGATTTCGCAAGACGGCACCGACTTGCTGCCTACGCTGAAAACGAATTGGTTCCTCGAAGAAAAAACCGGCACGCTTTATATGCTGCCGACCATGGGGCCGTGGTACGGCACCATCGATATTGTTTATAGCGGCGGCTACAAACTGCCGGACGAAACACCGAACGCGTTGCTGTTCGCCGTCGAAGCTCTGATCAGAGAACAGTACACGGTCTGGAGTCGCAGCCCTGGATCGTTCGGCGTGCGCCAGATCAGGCATAAGGAATCGGCGATCGGTTACTACTCTCCCCTGCAAATTGGCTCGACCACCGGGCTGCCCGCGACGTGGACGAACGTGCAAACAGTCCTCAACAAGTTTATGCGCCATTGGGTGTAGATCATGAAACAACAGCAAATCAGTATTCCGGCGCGCCCGGGCTCGCTTGTCTGGCGGGCCGCCGCTCTCACGGTGCGCGGCTTTGTCGAAGGACTCTCAGCGGAAACCATCCTGCGCGCAGAGCATCCCGAAGATCAGATCACGCCCCTGATCCTCCGCGCGGCGACCACGCAAGCAACGACCACCGATGCGGCTTGGGCCGGTCCGCTGGCGCGGCAAGCCGTGTCGCAGGCGATTGAGGATATCGTCGCCATGTCGGCGCTCGGCGCCGTGCTGCGCGCTGGCGCGCTCAATGTCGATCTCGGGCGCAATGCCTCGGTGCGGGTGCCAGGCCGCGCCACCACGGTGGCCGGTGCAGGCAAATGGGTGCAAGAGGGCCATCCAATCCCGGCCGTGCAATTCAACCTGTTGGGCGGGCCAGTGCTGACGGCGACGAAGCTCGCGGTGTTGGTGACGATGACACGCGAGATCACGGAGGCCTCCAACATCGAGGATGTCGTTCGGGTGTTGGTGACGGAGGCCGCGGGCCTCGCGCTCGACGCCGCGCTGTTCTCAACAAATGCTGCGACGGCAGCGCAGCCGGCGGGCATTCTCAACGGCCTATCGGCGCTCACGGCAACGGCTGGCGCCTCACTCGGCTTCGATGCCTGCGGACAGGATCTCGGCAAACTAACGGGCGACATTGCCGCGCGCGCGGGCGGTCTGCATTCGTTTTTCATTGCCGCCCCAGCCCAAGCGACTTCAATCAGGTTCTGGGCCGGTGGCCAATTCGGCCGCACGCCGGGCGGCGACCTTCTGCCTGTGGCGGCGGCGGCGGGCCTCGCCCCCGGCACCGTGATTTGTCTCGAACCGGAAAGCCTGGCGCTGACCTTGAGCGATCCGCAATTTTCGGTCGCCACCGTCGCCGCCGTGCACCAGGAGGACACCAACCCGCTCGATATCAGCAGCGGCGGCACGCTCGCCAGCCCGGTTAAATCCATGTTCCAGACCGATGCGCTGGCGCTACGCATGACGCTGTCAGCCAACTGGGGCATGCGGGCGCCGCACGTGGCGTACATGACGGGGGTGGGCTGGTGATCGACATCAGCATCGACGTTTCTCAGCTCACCGAGAAGCTCACCGCCGAGCTCACCGCCCTCAATGCGTTTGTGCCCGAGATGGCCGACGAGCTGACCGAATGGCAGCGCGCCGATATGCATCGGCAATATCCCAACACGCAGGAAGATCAGGATTCGGCGTCTACAGATATCTGGCCCCGTTCGCGCTTGAGCGATGAGGCAAAGGCGCGCGAAGCCGCAAGGCGCCGCGCATACTGGATGCGCCGCCAGCGCAGCATTCGGAACGTCGGCACGCGCAAGCCGACGCCAGGGCATTATCGCTATCGCAGCCAGCGTCAGATTCTGCGCGATGTGCTCTTCGATCAACTTGAGGATCGAATGGATGCGTTGTTGGTGGAGAAGTTAGGATGGCCGTAAATTTCTCAACCGAGCTCTATGCTCCAGAGCAAGACACATTCGGTCGGCCGATTATCATCAATCCGATCGCGTCGGGTGGCACCAGCTATCAGAACCGGGGAATCTACGACTCGGGCGGCATGAACATCATGATCGAGGACGGATCGGTGTTCTCGGACCAGCGCACCATCGTGGACATCCGCGCCGATGAATATCCGGTGCCGCCGCGGCAAGGCGACCAGCTCAGTATCCCATATGATCCAGATAGTGGACTTCCAGACCTGGGCAGCTTCGAGATCACCAACGTGATCGACAACGGCGGTGGCGAGCTGACGTTGGAATTGAAAAAACTCGTTTCGTAGGACGGCCCCCATGTCGGTTAGCTATGCCGCAACGCTGAAGTCCGCGCGCATGCAGGCGGTCATCGCCGCGATCGACGCCAACGGTACGGCCAGCTTGGAGATTGGCACGAGCGGGTTAGCCGTTCTCTTGGTGAGCGTGCCGCTGGCAGCGCCGCCGTCATTTACCGAAGCAAACGGCATCATCACCATGGCCGGGGTGCCGCTGTCTGGCGTGGCCGTGGCCATGGGCAAGGCCATCAGTGCGCAGATCAAGGACGGCGCCGGCAACGTCGTGGTGTCGGGGTTGCTGGTCGGCGAGTTCGGTACCGACGTCATTCTCAGCAACGCGTCGATCGTGGGCGGCGAGACAGTCACGATCTCGAGCGCGCAGTTCGCACACGCCCCATGATCGAATGCACAATCAGGACCGCTGACGCGCCGGATACTTGCGCCGTAACGCTCCTGCCTGGCGCTGTCGCGACCATCGACGCCGTCGAGGCGCCCGATATCTGCAACATCGCGGGCGACGGCGGGATTGTCGGGCTGTTGCCGCAAAGCGACGCGTACAGCGTTTGGGAATCCATGTTCGATCGGGCCGCGGCCGATACGTTCTTTTCCGGCTACACCATCCGCCCGACCAAGATGCTTCCCGTGCAAGCCAACCTGTTGCCGTACCTTGGGATCTACTTCATTGACGAGGATATGCGGCCGGACGGCGACGCAAATGCAGGCATGATCCGGTTCAATCATTCCACCCGCATCGGCTTCTCGATCATCATCGCCAACAACGACCGCAAGCGATTGCTACAGCAAGTCGATGCTGCCTTCTGGCGCGTGATGGGGCTGCTGTGGACCGATCAGGACCTGATGAATGTCTTGATCAATAGCAACAGCGAAGGCGTCGGCATCGAGAGCATTCCTCGCGGCCAGCGCCGCTTCGTCTGGGGCGCGACCGGCGCCAACAACGAAACACCGTTCTGTGAATGCCAGTATGACGTTACAGCATTCTGGCGCTCGGAATGGTGGCCGCCGATCACCGACACGCTCGACGAGGTTAATATCAGGACTGGCCTGAAGATCGGCGAGACGCCAGCGCAGATGGCGCAACGTGAACAAGTCGAAGCCGACGTCATGCTCAACAGCACCAGCACCGCGAAAGGATTCCGCGATGGCAACGTTCAGATTCAAAGCCCGTACTCCGCGCGTACCCCCGCGCGCCCCTATCGGCCTGTCCAGGGTGCAGCGCCCGGGCATTCGCGTCGAACCCCGCGATGACGCAATGCGGCGCCTATTGGCGCATCCGCAAGCCGGCAAGTTCCGCTCACAGGGCTCAATCGAATGGCCCGACGATCAGTACACGCGCCGCCGTTTGGCTGACGGCTCGGTGAAGCGCGTCGAAGGCAGCGAGCAGCAGCCCGCCGCAGTGGAACCCAAGCCAGCGCTGGCGCGCCCGGTCGATCAGCGGCGCACGCAGCCGGCGCGCGAGCAACAGAAAAAGCCAGAGCAACAACAAGAATAAGCGTCTTCCCGCCCCCAGTCCCTCAACGAAGACGCTTGGCCGGTGTGGACTTCGCTCCCGTGATTCACACCGGCACTGATCTGCGGCGCTTGTTGCGCCAGTAGCGTTTGGCGGCCTGTCTGATCTTCTCGCGATGCTTCGGCGACATTGGACGTTTGTTATTAGCCTGTTCTTTTCGTGTGGCCCATCGGCAATTGTTTGGTTTGTAGTTGCCGTTGTTGTCAATGCGCTCGATGGTATATTTGGAAGATGGCTTGCGCCCCATGTCAGATAGAAAGTTCTCATAGCTTGATCGCCAGCGCTCGCATACTTTGATGCCACGGCCGCCGTAATTTTTGAACGTGATAAAAGTTGGGTCTTCGCAACGCTTAATCATGTCTGCCCAGCTTTGATATTCTGTCGTTCTCTTTCCCTTTTTTGCTTCACCATGAGTAAGAGCCGCAGCGCTAGTGCGCTCTCGCTGCAAACATCCGCATGATTGTGTGTGACCGGAGCGTAAATCGCCACTAGCAACAACAAGAACGTTCCCGCAGATACACCGGCATAAGAACCGCATGTTTCCCCATCGCGTCTTATCGATGAGGCGTTGCACGGTTAAGCGCTCAAAGCGCAATCCGGTTAGATCAATAGCGGGGCGCATGACGTGATCCTCAACTGATTCTTGCTCGGTGCGGAGTGTAGATCACCAACCAAGCAGGAGGCAACATTGCCCATCAGCTTCGCACAGATACCGCAAAACATCAAGGTCCCGCTCTACTGGGTTGAGGTAGACCCATCCATGGCCGGCCTGCCGTCGATCAACCTGCGTGCGTTGATTATCGGTACTGCGACCGGCGGCACGGCTCAGCTTGACGTCGCGACGCCGGTCGGCTCGCAGGCGCAGTCGTCGCAGTTCTTTGGTCCCGGGTCGGAGATCGACCGGATGATCAAAGCCTACTACGCCAACAACTTCGCGAACGAGATGTGGGCCTTGCCCGTTGCGGCGTCGGTTGGATCAATCAAAGCCACGGGCGAGATCAAGGTCAGTACGCCTTGCACGGCGGCGGGCACGATCGCGCTCTACATCAGCGGCGAGTATGTGCCGACCAACATCGCCACCACCGACACCACTGACGACATCGCCAATGCGATCATGGATTCGATCAACACATGGTTTGGTGTTGGTACGATCGGCAATGCCACATCATTGCCAGTGACGGCGACGATGACGCCTGCGGTGGCTGGTGCGGCGCATACGATCACCACGGCGACGTGGAGTGCGACGCCGTCGCCGGGACAGGCGACCTATACAACGGGAACGGCGCACACTTTCGTGGCCGGCCAGCAAGTGCAGATCACCGGCATCACGCCAGCCGCTTATAACGGGACGTTCATCGCCGCCACGGGCACGACGGGATCGACCATCGTTGTTCCCATGAATAACAACCCGGGTACGTATGTGTCCGGTGGCAGCGCCAGCGGACCGCCGACCGCGGCCTCGCAAGTCAACATCGAATGTAACTGGGAGGGCATCAGCGGCAACGACATTCCGATGATGCTGAACTACTACGGCTCGCGTGGTGGCGACGTGACACCGGTCGGGCTCGGCATTACGGTTGATCCGTTCCTATCTGGGGGCACCGGTACGCCCGACTTCGCGGCGGCCATTAACAACCTCGGAAATGAGCCGTACGAATTTGTGGCAATGCCCTACACCGACTCCGACAGTCTGTTTATCTGGGAGCAGGAATACGGCTTCTCAGATACCGGCCGCTGGGGTTGGGAGCGGCAATTGTTTGGCCATATCTTTTCGGCTCGACGCGGCCACAGCACCGGCTCTGCTGACGACGGCTATGCCGATCTGGTGCAATGGGGCGAGACCAACAACTCTGGCGTGGTGTCGGTGATGGCGTTCGAATTCGCCACGCAATCGCCGATGTTCGAGGCGGCGGCGGCCTATGCCGCCAAGGCACAGCGGGCGCTGGTTAACGATCCGGCGCGGCCGTTGCAAAGCCTCTCGCTCAATCAGATCAAGCTGGCGCCGATCCACCAGCGGTTTGATTTCCCGGAGTTGAACTCGCTCGCCAGCAATGGGCTCGCGATCCAGATGCCGGGCAGCGACGGTCAGCCGATGATCGCCCGAGAACAGACCACCTACCAGTGGAACCTGTACGGCGCCACGGATGATGCTTACGAGTTGGTGACGACGCTGGCGACCCTGGCCAGGCTGATTCGCAACCAGCGGCAGGCGATCACTTCTAAGTTCCCGCGTGTGAAACTCGCCGACGATGGTACGCGTTTCGGGCCTGGTCAGGCCATCGTGACGCCAGGAATAATCAAAGGCGAGCTGATCGCTGAGTACGTTCAGGACATGTGGGATGGTTTGGTCGAGAACCTGTCGGCGTTCAAGGCCAACTTGCTGGTGGAGCGTGATCCAAATGATCCGAACAGGCTCAATGTGCTCTACGGGCCAGATTTAATAAACCAGCTCAGGATATTCGCGGTGCTGGCTCAGTTCAGGTTGCAGTATGACCGTGGTGTGGACACTCAGATCGTTGGTCCCAATCCTGGCACCATTGGCATGACTGGCATCCTGCCGTCACCGGTGTTTGGCCTGCAAGGCTAAAGGCAGCTCGGCGCAACGTTTTGGTCCTGCGTTGCGTCCTTTTTCTTCCGAATCAAAAACGAGGAGGTAAGACATGGCAATTCGATTTGCTGGTATTGCATTCCTATCAGTTGATGGGAACCAATATCAACTGCGTGGCAACTTCACTGTGTCACCAAGTCCAGTTGAGCGCACCATGATTGCTGGGCAGGATGGTGTGCATGGGTACCAGGAGCTGCCTCGGGTGCCTTACATCGAGGGCGATCTGTCCACTGTGCCTGGGTTGAACTTTGAAGATCTGCTCACCCAGGTCAACAGCACAGTGATCGCTCAGCTGGCCAACAACAAACAGTACACCCTCCAAGGTGCAACTGTGAAGGGAGGTTTCGAGCTCAACACTCGAGATGGCCAGGCACGGGTGCGCTGGGAAGGCATCTCCTGCCTTGAGATCAACCTGTTCTAAACGGAGAAGCTTATGAATGAGCAGCCTCAGCGTGAGGGGTTTGTTGACCCGTCGAGGCCAGCAATGGGCAATGGTGGCAATGGGCCCATCATTGATCAGCCGCCGATTGAATCAGCACCACCACC